GATACTCCAACGCTAACCGCAATGGCCGTAACATCGTTTTCTTCCGTCCACGCGAGCGCCGCCGTTACGCCGGGCGCGTTTGAAGTGAGCGCAAGAAGTAGGGACATTTATTCCCAACCGTAAACCGGCTGCCACGTGAAATTGATCACCTGCGAAGCCGTTGCCGTGCCTTGCATGAACTTGGCGACCAGTTGCACGAATTCACCCGGGTTGACGAAAATTGGCGCATCGCCAAAATCCACGCTCAACGCGCCCATTTGAGGCTGCGCCCCGATGGCCGCACCTACCGGCCATGTCATAAAGCCCAGAGCAATCCGGCGCGGAGCCTTTGCCGCTGCCGCTTCGGTTGTCGCCAGCGAAACCGCCGTGTGACCGAAGGCAAGTGAAAACTGAATCGTGGTAGCAGTCGTTGCAACCGCAGCGCCCAAGTTGACGGCATCAACCACTACGCCGCGAATAACCAGACGCCTACCTTGCACGTTTGCCGTGCCCGCAGGCACTTGGTAACTGCCCCAAATGCCATCGGTTGCAGCCGCAGCAGCGGCAGTTACCGCGCCTTGACCACCCAGACCGCCGGGCAGGTTGGCGGTAAGCGCCGTGTTCGATGGTGCGGCTGCCGTGGGGTTGGTGCTGTTGGCGTATGTGGCAAGCGACCCCATCGTGCCGCCAGACAGGCCCTGATACGAGCCATAAATACGCTGCCCCATCACCGAAGCGGTGAGTGCGATGTTCGGGCCGCCGACGCTGATTACGTAATCATTCAATATGAACGACAGCGCCGCGCCTGCCGCACCGCCTACGATAGCGTGCCGGAATCCAAACGGCAGCGAGGTGGACATGAACGGTTGACCCTGACCGACAGGCGTAGGAATCTCGCCGTAAAGGTCACCATCGATCCAAAATTGAGTATTGCCCTCGTGCGTGGAGATGATCCACTGGTATCTCTGGTTAGCGTTGTAGGTAAACGTGAAAGGGCCGACCACCGTTTCCGTGCCGTTAAAGTTGATGACACCCGATATTCCGGCCGAATTCAGTCGGAAATACACGCCATCCGTCGGGGCGTAGGGGTTCGTGGTCGCCAGGCGCGCCAGACCGAAATCAACAATCGTGTTTGTGGTCGGCAGCGCGGTGAACGCGGCTTGCATCTCGCAATAAAGTTGCGATGTGCCGATCAAAGCAAATTCGGCATAGCTGTTGAACTGCGTGCCGGTTGTGATGGTGGTGATGTTGCCGCTGTTGGAGGTCAGGCCCGCCGCGCTCCAAGTATTTGCCATCGTGGTATTTCGATAGGCATGCTTGCCGGTGCTTTGCGCGGTGTAGTTGAAGGTCTCCATGTCGAAGATTGCTTCGGTAGCAATCCGAAAGCGAGAATCATCGTCAGTCTCCGGTTCGCCCAGCAATGGGGTTCCGCTGATGGCGCCCGAGTCGTTCTGCGTGAACATCCTCACGCCGCCCACGTTGGCGGGCGTAGTGGCATCCGGCAGTCGAACGAGCAGTCGGTTACTGGCGTCTACCTCTGCGCCGTTCCCCGTTACCGCGCCTCGGATGTTTGTATCAAGTGCCATGATTTAGTCCGCCCATACCCATCTAAGGGCAAAAGTGCCTTGAAGTTTGTCCAGGCAACGCCCGTAAATCGTGAACCCGGTCCCCGCGCTCGGCGTCCCGCAAGTTAGACCGATCAGCGCCGCTGCATATCTATGGTCTGCCGCAGTGTGGTCGCTGGTTGTGTCATCGCCCATGATGTACGCTTCCGCTTTGCTGGTCGCGCTAATCGACGTTTGCCCGGTTACGACCACACTGGCCTCGCTCGAGCCAGGGAAAGCGCCGAAGTCGAGAGTTGCAGTCCCAAGCCCCGTAGCCATTACGCATTCCCCCGCGAAATGGTGAACGCGGTCATATTCACCGTCTGGCCGACACCAATAGCCGCCGTATCAAGAATCATGTCCGTGCCACTTGTACCTGCCGAACCGTCAATAACCTGCGTTCCGCCGCTGGTAGTGATGCGAAACCATGTCGCTGTACCCGCAGCCAGCCCGGTCGCGCTGCTCGGCAAGGCGGGAGAAAGCACCGCAGCCGCAGCGCCAGGCGCGAACGGCGTGCCTAGCGTGAACTCGGCTAGCTTGGTAGTCGCTGCGCCACCCGTAGCGGGTCTGGCGCCGTCATAGATCGCGCACAAGCCCGCATTGCCGACAGCGGTTGTAATAGCGTTCAATTGCGCGTTTCTGAGCGTTATGCTGTAGCCGGTCATTGCACTACGCCCCTATAGACTTGACCGCTCGGGGCGGTAATGCTGATTTGCTTTGGCTGGCGCACTTCGTTTATTGCTGCTACCGCAGCCTGCGAACTTGCCTGCGCCTCTGCAAGCATCTGCCCCATTGCGGCGATCATCTGCTGTTGCATGTCGGTGTTCGGCATGGTTAACTGTTTCGGCGGGCGGCCTTGAAGAATTGCCTCAACCGCGCCTTGCGTGGTCGCTTGCGCTTCGGACAAAACCTTTTCAACCACGGCTTGCAATTGACCGTTCATCACGCTGTCTTGCACCGCATCGGCTTGTTGGTCGCCCTCGCCTCGTGATGCGTCCTGTATTGCGTCGGCTTGCTGGAAGCCAGCAATCATGTCTTTGATGCCTGACTCCAAATCCTTGAACTTTGATACCAATTCAGAGATCACCTGATCGTCTTGCGCGTCAAGTTTGGCAACCTCGGCGCTAAGCTCTGCCTTCATCCTGGCAATGTCTGAGGTCATCCGGTCAAATTCGGCCTTCATTACCTGCTCTTGCGCGGCGAACTCGGCGTTCATCACCTGTTGCTTGGCGTCAATGGCGACTTTCTGCGCCATGACATTCGCCTTTTCTTCCTGCACGCTCATGGCTTCGGCCTGCTGCGCTTGCAGTTGCATCTCTAGCTGCTGGATGGTCTGATCCATCCCTGCAATGGCTTGGGGCGCCTGCGACAAGGGGAGCGGACCGCGTGGGGTTTGGATGACTTCCTCGCCGTCCTCGCCCTTCTCATCAAGAATCTGCGGAGGAATGGTTTTCTTGATGCGCTCGGCCATCTCTTCGGCGCCGGGCCAATCCTGATTTTTGACGAACAAATCACCGATCACTTGCCACAGCGCCGGGTTCTTTTCCATGTTGCTGGCCATGCCCTCGACGGCTTCTTGCCGCAGGGTTGCGTAGCCCGGTCCAGCGCTCACCGTTACGTCATATGTACCGGCGCCGAGGTTGTTCAGCACCGCCCGAACCTCGCCGGATTCATCCCTAATGCCTTCAATGTTCGGCTGGTTGATCGTGGCGTAGTCGGCGCTTTCGTCCTCGCCCAGGATCCGCACCGAACGCTCGGTGTCGTAATACTTCGGGATTGAATACACCAACGTGCGCCCGCAATGCCTGATGGTGCGCGTCAAGTTGTCGGTGAAGTGGAAGTTCGCCACATCGCCCTGGCGCTGCTGTGCGATCTCCTGCCGCCCGCTAGTGGCATTTCCCTGCGCACCGAGCGACGAGTCGAAAATGCCGGTAGTGCGCTTGATGTTGTCCGAGGCGTGCATCGCCATTGCAAGCATGCCGCTCGGAACGTCTGCGGTCTGCTGCCGCTGCGGTGCGCCTACCACAACCCCGTCAACCGTTACCGGGTCGTACTCCAAGAAGGCGAAGGAACGGTTGTTGGCTTGCAGCCAATCGGCTTTGGCCGTCTCAAATTGGCCGACAGCACCGACAAACGGCACCTTGGGGCGCAAAGCAACTTCCTCGGTGGCCGAGGTCATGAAAAAGTTGTATTGCATGCATGGGTCTTTGGCGTTGCGCACAAGACCCATGCGCGTTACCTTGCCCTCAATGTCGATTTCATCCCCATATACCGGGAATACCGGAATCCACTTGCACAAGATTTCGGTGCGCTCGAGGATGTCGGCGCCGGTCAGCTTGTACCACATGACCTTTGAGCGTTTGCCCTTGCGCTCCTTGATCACCGTCAACGACGGGTCATAGGGTTCTTTTTCGTCCTTCCAGCGCGTCGAACCATCCGACAACAGGCACAGGGTCGCGTCCGACTGCTCGATGCGGTAATACTCGCAGACCAGAACTTCGTTTTCTTCCACCCATCCTGCGTAGTTTGCGCCTTGCGCCAAGGGCCAATTTCCGGCCTCTGCGTCTGGATATTGCGCCTTGAATTCCTCGCGCGACATCCAGGTTTCGATGAAGCACCACTTCATGTCCGAGCCATCAGGCTCGATGGACAACGGATCAATCCTCACCGATAAAGCGTTGCGGATGCGCTTGAACCGGATCACCTGATTGAACGAGTTCTCATCCTCGTACTCGGTCATCCAGCGGAAATAGCCGAAACCAATCGCCGCAGCAGAGTTCACCGCCGTGTCGTAGCAGACATCAGCGTTGGAGTCGTATTCAATGTGCCGAATCAGCCCTTGAAAGACTTTGGCCGTCTCCGGGTCTGCGTAATCGTCAACCGGGTGGATCTTGATTCCCGGTTTGTTCTGCCGTTGGTCGTTCGTGACCTGATGCAGATACGTGGGCAGCGTGTTGATGGTCAGGGCAGGACGCCCTTCCAACTGCCGTTGGCGCTTGGTCTGATCCGGCCACTGCTCCCCGTTCAGGAAGCGGAGATCGTCCTTCGCATTCGTATGATTGTCTGCGTCTGCGTCGGTGGCGATCCGAAAACGCTTGCGAGCCTCTTCGAGGATCTCATCATCCGTCTGGCCTTCGTTTGGCAGTTCGTCCGCTTTAACGTCATCGGTCACGTTTTCGTGGAGAACACCGCTCGATGCAATCGAAAGCCTGCGAGCCGGTAGCCGCTAGCCGTTGCAGCTGCGTCGTACTCGGCTTGCTTCGCTCGGTAATCATCCTCGTTGATGTCCACCGCACGCGGGTAGGACTCGGCAAACAGGGTGATGGGCGAAGGCGGGAAGGTCAACGCCGCCGCTTGGTCAATGAGAGCGCGAGGAGCGGGCATCTGCGGATCAAACGCGGAAAGCGCGGTAATGAGTTCGCCTACCGTATCGGCAAAGGCGAAATTCTCCCTTGTTCGGGAGTCTGCGAGAACGATGTCCGCAGTCACGCGCCGGATTGTGCGCCTATTGTTTCTGGAATGTCAATAGGTAGGCGCTATAAGGTGGATGACGGCAGGATTTGAACCTGCTTGATGCATTGGGCGATCTCCCAAGTTTCTAGATATGAAGTTGGCGCTTGGTCACCAGTTCACACCCGCACGAGCGCTCGCCACTCATTTTCATTTCGGACATCACCACTCCGAAAGCTGCATCTTCATTACTCGTCATTGGTAGCGTGTCCCCACCACGCCGCGTCATCCATTGCACTACGCCGCTGATTGTACCGTCACCGCCTTCCCATATCGCCACCTTGCCATCACCGTAGGCGCATCGTCATCCTTCGGCAGCGCCATGAAGCCGAAGCCCTCGTACCACTTGGTTAATTGCTCCGTGGTCATGCCATCGGCAAAAGCGCCAGGCTGCACGATCAGCACCATCCCGGCCTCGTCGGCTTCCCGGCAGACCTCGACCATCAGGCGCCGCCCGTAGCCCTTGCGCGGGTTGCTGCATTGCAAGGAGAGGATTTCCCGCGTCCCGTCGCGCATGTGGTCGGGCAGCGCCTCGCACAAGGCGATGCGGCACATTGCGGAGCGATAGTAACGCGGGCCGGGTTGCATCACGCCATCCAGGCGCCCGCCTGCTGGTACACAGGGCGCTCAATCTTGCGGTCTGATTTCTCTGGCTTCGTCAGCCCCGGAAACAACTCGGTCATTGCCCACACAAACGCATCCGCCCGGTTCGGACTGCCCGAGCCGGTGTAGCCGTGCGTCGTAAAGCCGCTCAGTTCGTCCTCCAGCTTGGCATGCACGCCAATAAAGCGAATCTTGCCCTGCTCAACCAACGCGCTGATGGGCTCGGCCCTTACCGCCTTGCCCCTGGTTGCCGTGACCATGCCAAAGTTTGCGCGCGGGTTAGCCGTGCGGATGACATGCTTGACCATCGCGCCGCCGTAGTTCGTCTCGCCAACGATCTTGTCGGCGCGGTGCCGGTCGTATGCGCTGGTCGCCACCCTTCCCCACGTTCCCGGCCCGGTCTTGAGCGTCAAATCCTCAATGACGTAGCCGTTGCCATCCGTCCCGAGCCCGGCCACACAAATGCCGATTTCGTCATTGTCGGCGTTGTCCTCGTCATCCGACCCGGAAGGATCGACCGCCACCACAACGCGCACGAAGTCAGGCACAACGCCATCCGTGACGCGCCATTTGTCGACGTTGGCATCCGGGAACAACGCATTCGGGTCTGACTCCCTGAACTCGCCACGCTCAAAACGGGCACGCATCCGGGATGGCAGATCGGCCAGCGTTTGCAGGTAGTCGGCGCTCAGGTTCGCTTGATTGTCCATCGGGTTCATCCGCAGCCAAGCGTAGTTCTCCGGCCTGCTGATGGCTTCTTTCGTCTCCGGGTCAACCTTTTGCACAAACAGACGATACGACCAGTGCGCTTTGTCGGTCGGGTTCTCGTCGTACCACATGCGCGTGCGCAGGGGTGAGGTCTTGTTGCTGACCGTTTGCATGACGTTCTGCGCCAGGCGGGTCACCACCGTGTTTCGAGCCGCCCATGTGATTTGCGAGCATTCGTTAAGTAGCACGGTCGAATACTCATTGCCCAGCACCTTTTCGCTGCGCTCCTTGTCATCCAACCCGCCAAACCAGATTTCGCTCCCGTTCGGCAGGGTTGCGTACCAATCCGACTTGTTGAGCTCGTACTTCACTTGCGGGAAACAAAGCGACATGACCTTGGGAAACGTGTCGAGTACGATTGACTGCTTGACATGGTTGAATCTAAAACGAAGGACGGCATGCCGGGATTTCTGCGCCTTGATTGCCCGCATGCAGATGCCGCGCACCAGCAGGAACGTCTTGCCCGAGCGTGAGCCGCCCAACAACATCACATGCTGCGCCTCGCTGGCCAGCAGCGCGTTTGCCTCTTTTTGCTTGATCGTCAAATCAAAGGTTGTCATCGTGCGCCACGCCCTGAACCACAATTGCGCCGCCGTCCTTGCCGGTATGCTCGGTGCGCGCCAGCTTTGGAACGTGGTATTCAATGACCGCTTGGAACAGTGTGTAAGCCTTTTCAGGGTCGGGCTTCACAACGAAGTCGCCTTCCTCGTCTTTGACGCCCTCCGCAACCTGATCTAGCCATCCTTGCAGCCTGTGCGCGTTACCGTCAACGAACCGGGCAATAGCTTCCCGAGCGGCTAACGTCGCCTTTGGCGGGCCGTGTTTGCCTTGCTTGGGCCTTTTCTCGCCTTTCCGAAAGCTTCCTGAGTTAGCCATGATGTGTCCTCAATTTCTGTCTGCTATGCGCAACATGCCACGACCCGCAGAACCGGCACTTGTACGCCGTCATGTCACGGTGCCTCATAGTTGAGTGCGCCAGCACAGGCGAGGCGAATTTGTCTTTGCCTTCGCACATGGATTGATAGCGCTTGCGCTTCTTTGCTCGGTATTCGGCAACGATCAGGAATCGAAGTTCCTCCTCGAGCGCGGCGGTCCAGGTCATTCCACCAGCCCCAGTTCGCGCATGATCCGCCGATCCTCCACAGCCCGCCGAGCGTCCCGCTGCCTCCTATCCTCGTCGCTGCCGTGATGCCCGTAGTCGGATGGCTGGCTTTCTAGCGTCTCGCCTGACCGGATGCGCGCCGCCTGCCTTGCGCTCATGGTGATGTTGGAGAGCATCGCCTTTTGATACTGAGACGGTTTTGACCTACGTTGATATGTGCCCATCATGCCCTCTACGCTAAAACCGCCGCTATCGCGTCATCAACAGACCGGACTACCTCAACCGGCCAGCGCTCCGCAAACGCAACCTGACCGGGTTTTAAGCGCCCTTTGGCGGTTTTAATCTCAACCAGCATCCAGCGGTTGAGCGCCCGCACCCGCACCAGCAGGTCAGGCACCGAGCCGCCTACCCGCGACAAATCGATCACATCGCAGCCCATGCGCTCAAATGCGCGGGTGATGTCGGTGTGATTGGCGTCTTTTCTGGCGGCCCTACGCATCCCTCCCCCATTCCCCAAACTCCCGGCATCCCGGGCCGCACCACTCGACCACGCCGTTTACCGGGTAGCCGCACCAGATCGGGCACGACGTAGCTTGCGCGCCCTCTCCGCCGCTTTCTGACCGATCATGTCCGCTTCCGCTTCCGACTGCACCGGGCCCGCGTCCTTGATCCCCATGAGCTCCAAAATCTCGGCATGCGTCTTGAACCAATCGCCAGGGGCCGACAGGTCGCAGCTCAGGATTGAGGTTTGAACGGTCCATTTCACGCATTCTCCCTTGCCGCAATCTCGGCTTCTGCTGCCTTCATCGCCGCCAGGTCATCGGCACTCGGCACGTAATCGGCCACCGGCTTGCTCTTGAACTTCGCCCCGACCGCGTTGATGCGCTCCCAGATTTCCCGGCGCTGTTCCTCGGTCATCGGCTCCGGTTTTGGCCCCGCATCTGCCGCAATTTGACCGGCGACGGGCGCGGGCTCAGGGATGGGTTTCCGGCTCGCCCAAGCGCGTTCCAGCGCGTCAATCCACCGGCCACGGATGTCCCGATACGGCAGGGTTTTGAGGTCGTGATAGCCGATCTCCCGCGCCGCCCAGAACACCGAGCAGTCCGACCAGCCATCGAGCCGCCCAATCAGCCGGCAGGCCTCGGCGTGCGCGGCCTCGGGGTTCGGCTTTGGCCGGCACAGCAAAGCAAATTCCGGCAGCGTTGGCGGAAACCCCGGCAACGCATCAATCCCGCGCTTCAACTCGCCAGGCGACAAGTCTGCAAGTTTTGACGCCCATGCCGCTTTCACTTCGCCCAGGTTCATGCCACGCCAACGATCAGCAAAAAGCGTCCCGTAGCTGGCCGACATGACCGAAAAAATTCGCTCAACCCACGGCAGCGGTAAGGCGTCCCGTGAGTTCGTCAATGGTGCGTTTTCGGTCTGCGTCACGGTCGGTTTGTACATACTGGAAACTCCCTGATTTCGGAGGGTAAAACGTCAGCCAACCCTTCGCAATCGACTGGTCAAGGCATGCCTGCGGGTCGCACCCCTGGCTGCGCAATTCCTCAAGGCTTTTGACTGCCAGCGTCAGGGCGTAGGGCGTTGATGCCGCGCGCTTTTTCGCTCGGACTTGCAGCCATGCCGCCCACGACTCCGGCGAAAGCCAAGGCGGCGCGGCGAAGTCCGCGCTTGGTTTTGCTTTTGACTTTGCTTTTGAAGATGAAGATGAAGATGAAGATGAAGGGGTTAGGTTTCGGTTTTCCTGCGTGTTAAGTGTTTGGTTATCTGCTTGGTTATCCTTTTGGTTAACCAAACTCGGATTGCCGCCCAACCTCCCGACATGCGCTCTGATGTTTCTGAGTTCTTCATCCTTAACCATTCGGCGTGAGTAGATCGCCCCATCAGGACCGCGCGAGAACACCCCGGCCTGTTCAAGTTCGGCAATCCATGCCTTTACATCCTTGGCCGACTCGCCCACCAGCCGAGCAATCTGCTCGGGCTGCATGGGCATGTCATTGACCATCAAATAGCCGTAGGGCTGGCACTCGTGCATGATGCAAAGCATTTCGTGCCAGAGGCCACGTGCGGCCATGCTGCAAGCCTGCACCGCGGCATCCTTGCGCCAATCGGCTGGATAGAATTGAAAGGCGGGACGCTTCATGCTGCAAACAGGTCCCTGCCTTCGGCTTGAGCAACGGAAAGAAACTCGCACGCTTGGCGCCAGTATTCCGGCTTCAGTTCCGTCCCGATGAACCTGCGCCCGTTTTTGACGCTGACAAAACCCTCCGAGCCGATGCCCATAAACGGCGAAAACACCGTATCGCCCTCGTTGCTCCACAAGAGCAAAGCCCGCTCAATCAGGTCAAGCTGCAACGGGCAAATGTGCTTTTCGTCCTTCTCAGTGCGCGCCAGCCTGCCGTTGAGCACGTTCCCCTGGTCAATGTCCATCCAAACGGGCGAGGCCCATTGCTGCCACCGATCCACCGGGAAATGCTCAGGCCGTTTGGTCACGGGGCGGTCGTTAGCGCCATCCTTGCGGAACACCAGCACATAATCCGGGTTGCCTTGGCGCGACATGCAAGAGTCCTTGCAAAGCTGCTTGTAAAGCAGCCCGAGCGCCTTGGTTCGCTGCATCTCGGTTACGGGGTCTTTCCACACCGTGATGCGCGAGTGATAAATGAAACCCGCAGCTTGGTGCGCCCGTATGATTTCGCCGGACAGGTCGCGCAGCCCGATGTGGCCGTCTTTCCACTTGAACGTAGTCAAATCCGCGCAGTGAACCGCGCAGATGCGCCCTGGCCGCATGGCCCGGTGCATTTCCTTAAGCAGATACGTGTATTGCTGGATAAACTCGCCATCGTTCGCGCAGTTGCCCATGTCGCGCTCGCTGTCAGAATAGACATAGAGGTTGGCGAATGGCGGCGAATAGACGGAAAAGTCGATGGTGTTGTCCGGCAGTTGCGCGGCGAACTCAATGCAATCGGCGTTGTACGCCGCCCATCCTTGGCCGTGCTTTTCGTTGAGGATGTTCATGCGGCGCTCCTGATAAATGCCGGAAGCGTGGCGCGCATGCCGGGCATGTAGAGAATCTTGGCTTCCTTGGTCTTTTCGGCGTTGCGCAGCATGGCGGCGCGCATTTCGTCTTTCATGGCGTCGTGCGCGTCTGACTTGCGCATTACGGCATTCCAGATCGCGGATTCGGTCTGCGCCATCACGACATGCGCCTCGACGCTGCGCTGCTGCCCGAACCTCCAGCAACGGCGCACCGCCTGATAGAACGCCTCGTATGAGTAGTTCACCCCGACGAACGCCATCCGTGCGCAGTGCTGCCAGTTCAAGCCAAAACCGGCAATGCTGGCCTTGCTGACAATCACCCGATAGTCACCATCGGAAAACCCAAGCAGCCGCGTTTCCTTCTGTTCTGCGGTGTGGTTGCCCCGGACCTCCACGGCATCCGAGATCCTCGAGGTAAGCGCGTCGGCCTCATCGTTGGTATCGCACCACACTACCCACGGCTCACTGTTGCCATTGACCAATTCGGCAACCTGATCGGCGCGCACATCCAGAGTTGCACGCTTCTCGCGGTGCAGGCTGGTTGCCGACAATTCGACGTTGCGGAACAGTTGCCCATCCGTGCCTGTCAGGTCAGTCTCAATGACATGCTGAACCGTGCGCAGTTCGGGCAAAACAAACCCGGCATCCGAATAGCCAAGATCGGAAGGCATTGAGACACAGCGCGCCCAGGACGCCACCCAATCCCAAAAGTCGGACACGGCATGCCCTTTGAGGCGCCAATCCTTTGTATCGCTGGAATCGTGCAGAAACCAGCGCGTGAGCATGTCCACCTGACGCAGAATGCCGAGAAACTCGGAATGGTTGCCAAGCTCCATGTAGTCATTCGGCGCTGGCGTGGCGGTGCAGGCCAGTCGATACGGCGTGTGCTTGAACGCCTCGCAAAGCGCTTGAAACGTCTTGCCGCTGAAGTTCTTAAGGATCGAGGACTCATCCAACACAACGCCCGAGAACCGGCTCGCGTCCAGCTTTTCCAGCCGCTCATAGTTGGCGACATTCACGCCGTTGATGCAGTCCGCATCCTCGCGCACGATCTTCGCCGCAATGCCAAACTTGGCGCCCTCGCGCACCGTCTGCGCGGCCACGGCAAGCGGCGTCAGGATCAACACCGGGCCATTGGTATGCTCATGCACGCAGCGCGCCCAATCAAGCTGCATCAGGGTTTTGCCGAGGCCCGTATCCACGAACATCGCAGCGCGGCCCTTGGTCAGCGCGAACCGCACAATCTCGGCTTGGTGCGGGAATAGGTTTGCATTGAGCGCGGGCGGTTCAAACCCGTAGTTCTGCGCTCTCACCCGTTTGGATTGCAGGAAAGCCTTGTAATCCGCTAAACTTTCGTCAGCCATAGTGACTCCTTCTCAGTTGCTACGGTTAGAGGCCCGCAGTTGCTGCTGCGGGTTTCGTTTTTGCGCAATACCTTTCGGCTCTGCGCGCAAGAATTTCTTCGCGATGACGGGCGTAACTCAGCCGGTCTAAACGCCGCTTGTTCTCCCGGGACCGCTGGCGTTGCGCTTCCCGCATTT